CCCCCCCCCCTTGTCTCTCCGAACACTTGTTCGTCAAACGTCTGTTCGTCAAACGTCTGTTCGCCCCAAACATATGTTCGTCAAACGCTTGTTCGTCAAACGTCTGTTCGCCCCAAACATATGTTCGCACCAAACACATGTTCGTTTTGGGGCCTGGTATTTGCCTATTCCTTTTGTAATCGCCTAGATACTTTACAATAGACACACAATGAATAATCTGGAACTATTGGTCAATGTCAAAGACCTGAACCGATATCAGCGCATCATTGAGTCAAAGGCATTATCTCCTGCTGATATGGCTTATGACCCTGATGCCTTAGATGGTGATGGTGATGGTCTTATCCAAGACAGCACTCCATTTGAGCGACCAGCCATCATCAAGATAATCAGTACAACAGCACAAGCAATGTCTAATACATTGAGGGAACTAAGTCGGTTACGTAATCGCACTAGTAGACAACAGTATCGCTCACGTCATAGGGACATGACCAATAGCGACATTGCTAACAGCGTCGTGCCATCATCAATAGAAGAGACAGCACGCCTACTGGCACAGCACGCCATTGGCTCGCTAGATGAGAATACTTCACCTGACCAGGTACTGAAGTTCATTAACAAAGGAATCAATGACATCACGGGTGGCACTACGGGTGACCCCTTTGACTATACCCCACGTAAGATACGCCGCCTAAGAGAGGCGCTCACTAGTCAGTTAGATGCGTCACCACAGTTCAGAGCATTAGTGGATAGGTATGGCATGCCCCCCATGATGCTGCTTCGTACTGATGCCGACCTTGAGACAAGCTTCTCTGGTATCCACTACCCTGACTTCATCATAGGCATCCCCGCTGATGAGTTAGGTAAAGGGGGCGGTATCAACACAATAGGTAATCGCCTATTCAGAGCCTTAGCCAATAACCTCTCCCCCTACTGGAATGGTGGTAATGACAAGAGCAAGAGGTGGACACTAGAGACAGGGCTAGAATCAGTGATACGTCACGAATTCTCCCATCACATACAGGCCTCTTTGTACCATGACATAAAAGATGCCGGCAACGCTCGTCAAACGAAACTTGCCGAGTACATACTGAACCCTAGTTGGACTACTGACACAATGGCCTTCCCTGGTCTAAGTCCCAAGAAGGAACGTGTACAGGGAGATGTCTTTGCCAAATACTTTGATGAACCAGAATGGGATAAGTTGTGGTTTGAGAGAGGCGACCTGCCTGATGAGATACCCAGTGTTCACTCCATGTATGGGGAGACATCACCAATAGAGCAGTTCGCTGAAGGGCTGTCCGGTCTCATGTCTCCTGATAAGTCGGCTCGTAAAAGAGTGTCTGGTGGATTTGAGACAATGGTCCAGGAACTAATGGGGCTTGATGTGGGGCGCTCATTCGCAGACCAACTTGATAGAGATGCCGAAATACGTCAACCAATAGAAGGCTTTGGCAGTCGCGGCTTTGACCCATCAGTCCCTCAGGGGAATCTTGATTTATGGCATCCAACAACTAAAGAGATGTCTCCAAAACAGCTCGCCGAACATCAAGTCCCACTGGACACAGATGGCTTTGTAGATGCGCTCGTTAATGAACACATGATTCGCAACCCCCGTCTTAATGAGGCCGACACCGTTGTAATGATTGAGGAACACTTTAAGAGTTTGTTTGGCATGAAAGACATAAGTGAACTCCCTGAATATGTTGATTTTGGTTACTCCGCAGCATTGCGTAAGGACTTAGAAGGGATTCACTCCGATAATCCAGCGCCGCTTCTTCACCACAGGCAATACGGCGCGCCCCCTTTCGTGCGTGTAACAGAGAAGGGTTTCGCACAGATGGACAGGATAGGAGTTGGGGGCGATTTTGAGGCAATGTTTGTCACTCCAGTCATTTCCGATATTGGGTTTATCGCCCTAGCTCCCCAAGATGACCAAGTTGATGAGACTCGCGCTTATCTCAACGGCCGCTCTCTAACCCTAAAGGAGATGGCTATTGACCCCGGCGAAGTACCACTAGGGACAAAGTATCCTTTACTGGGGTCAACGCTTGACGACACATACAGACACGAATACGGCCACTACATTCACGCAACAATGGTGGGGCAGTTACCCGACATCCCCACTGAAGGCAGCAAGGAACGCCGGAGATTACTCAGGGGCTATCATCAGGATGACTGGGGAACATTTTTCGCAGTAGTTGGCCGCCCGGACTGGCAAGAGGCCCACGACAAGCGACACAAGAAAATCCGCCCTAAGGATTATCCTGAAGTAAATAGCCTTTACGCTTGGTCTGCGCCCCCTGAACAGTTCGCAGAGGCGTACTCGGCGCATACTTCGCCAGACCCATATATGAGGGGGGCTATTAGCCCAGAAATGGCCCGTCAGATGGACGTAATGCTCGGTTTAGACGACCAGGGGAACAGTTATGGGGAAATGCTCGCTTCTGATGACAGCCTGGCCTCGCGCGCTAATGAACTAGATGAGATACGCAAGGCTATCGCCCCAATAGACGACCCAACCACACGTGACGGCGTGCGACCCCACTTGGATGCTGATGGCAACCAGGCCAAAACTTGGGATGGCAAAGATGTCTGGGAAACAGATAATGCCAGTAATGCCCTTTCGTTAATCGCGGCCGGCGAGCATGTCTACGTAACAGACTGGAACGAACAAGTTAAGTTAATGGAACGTATTGGCGACCAGTTTAAGTTATACGAAGAAGGTCAGGCCAACGGCACTGGCTGGGACCGCAACCAAGATGGGATAATTGATGAAAAAGATGACATCCCAGTCTTAAATGCCTGTTTGTTCATGACGAGAGATGCCAATGGCAACACCAACAACATGTTTTGCGACAACCACAGCAACATCTTGCGACTATCAATGCCTCAGGTCGGCGGGACTGTCACAGACGACCAGACCAAGGCAATCCGAGCATGGAAAGCAGGGCTGACCACTGACACAGGCGGCGCGCACGACGCATTTATCGGCAAAAATGATATTAACAAATCAACATTTGCTCCCGGAACAAAACTGTTTGACGAACTTAGTGAGACTTTTGCTAAAGATATCGCTAAGGAGCGAGCAAAAGCTGGGGACAAACCATTTACAGATGCTGACGTAGCAAACGTTATTTACGCGGAACTCTCCGGCAACCACGCCAAGAAGAACATAACCGATGAACATAAGGCGATATTTTTTGACAATGTGGACTTCACGAAGGTGGAGCCGAATGTTACGGCAGAGTTTATACAAATGCTTGCCGAAAAGAACATCAAAACAGATGCCACAGAGGGCGTTGATGTGGCCTCCGTCCACGCTACTCAAAATGGTCTCCAACTCAACAAAATGAGTGGAATAGCCAAGACAATGCGCGCGCAGTTTGCTAAATATTGGGAAACAGTGGAAGCAATCAGGGCCGACAAAACATTAACTGATGACGAACGTGCCACGGGTGTTGCTAAGGCCAAAGCGAAATGGCTGGGTCACTTTATTAACGCCCCAATTATCGTGTCAATAGAGGGCGCAATCTTTGACGGCCATCACCGCGCCTACGCTAGACACATCTTTGAAGCGGGCCTAACAGACGACCAACTCGCCGACCTCAATGATGGCATGAAGTTCCAAATACGCAAGACTGACGCTACTGTCTCTGAACTCCTAGAACTGGGCAAGGCATTTCAGGACATAGTGGGTGTTGCCGCTGCCGACATTGACCCAAATAAGCCGAAATGGGAAACCAACAGCATCCCTAGCGATATGACTCCCGGGGAATGGACCGACTTCATGAGGGAGATGGGTTCTGCGGTAGAAAAGCACGTTGATAAGCAAAACCCAGAAATATTCTGGACATTGGAACGCACTGAGACATCACCAGCCGTACAGCGCGGCAGGGGCACATCTAGGGATGACAGAATACGGACATCAATAAGTGAATCTGGTGACGTGAATGAGAATATGGGCTTTGCGTCCAGGCCTAGTGAGCCAAAGCCGGTAAAAACATACGCGGAACTGAAGACTTCAGCCGGAAAACAGAGAATCTCGCGCGCCGAGATGTTTGAGGGTGCTTCAGACGAGCAAATTGTACGTCTTTCTACGCCGGAGACAGTAGATGAGTTAGTCGCTATGAGTCTCGACCACATGTTGGCATCGGTCAATATTGATAAAATGCGCGTCCGTCGTGGTCTGAGGAAAGAAACCGTCGAGGGCAGTAAACATTTTGATACAAGCGACCCGACAAACATAAAGGCCCTACATAAAGACCTTGAAGCAATTGTCCCCAAAATTAATCAGCTCATGGACACGGTTTCTACCGACTTCTCCCCGGAAGCGGTGCGGCAGGCACGCGAGATGGTTCAGACAACACTTGATGCCAGTCCCGCCCTACGCCACATGATAGAGACGTACGGTATGCCCCCTGTTGTCATAGGGACACAAGAGGGCGTGTCAAAGGCAATGATATCGGCCGTGACTGACAAGCGATTTGATAAATCCAAGTTTATGGAGATAATGAACGGCGTAGACATAAGCGCCTATTACAAGTCAGGAGACAAGCAAGACCTACTGGACTCTCCGCAGGCCGTGAAAAGAATACGACAATACTTTATGGGGCCCAAAGAGGATGGACCAAACCCATTCGCTGGTGGTTATTTCCCCGGTGCTGGATACATTCTTGTTTGGCCTGGGAGCGTACCCCATAGGGCGTTTACATCCGGCGAAAAAATGAACAGAGCGCACGTGGCCAAGAAGGGCGACTGGAATGTTACGGACCTTTCAGTTGAAGCAACACTGTTACACGAGTACGGTCACTACATAGACCATATTATTCGCGCCAAGATTGACACCGTAACAGAACTTGGTGAAACTATGGATAAAACCGTACACGCGGCTTACATGAAACTTCACGGCCTGGAAAATTCAGTGACTTTGAGAATGAAACGCGCTGACCCGGCGTTCACAAGCACTACAGCCCCGTTGATTGATACCTCATACGGGACTACAAATCAAAACGAGATGATTGCCGAAGCTGTCGCGGCCGTTCTGTCCGGCAATGCGAGCTCAATGTCAATGCTCAATAAGACTTTGACCGACGATATCTACGCGTTACTGGGGATAAAGTCAGTCGAGGACGCAAGCGGCCGTAAAATCAACCAAATACCATGGTCCAACCAGACAAATCGCACGCTTACTACACCCGGCTTCGCTTCCCGGGGCGAAATCCAGTACGCTGCGGCCGGAGCTACGTTGTCAGAACTGAAAGAAACCAAGAAATACAAGAAACTTAAGCCAGAGACGCTCTCGGTTGGCAAACAGAAGTACAAATTAGTACACGCTTCTGTTTCTGAGGACATTTTTAACGTGGAGAAGGACGGCCGCGTCGTTGGAGAACTACATGTCGGCGAAAACATCACGGGTGAACCGACAGTTACCCACCTGGCCGTACACGGTAACCACAAAAACGCTGGCCTGGAGAAGGAACTTGTCACTTATGCGCAGCACTACTACCCACAGCTGTCAGTAAACGCAAAACGGACCACAGAAGGGTTCGCATCCCGCGACTTACCAACGGGACTAACGGCAATTACCGACTCCGAAGTTGTTGTGGACATCCCGGAAGGCACTCCGGGCACGCCAGAATACGTCATCTCCCTGGCAGCTTCGCTGAAGCAGGCCAAAAAAGACCGCAAAACGGCCATATTTGACTACAACAACGCTACCCGGCGCGTTGATGTTGAGGAAATATACGAAAAAGACGGCCTAATGTACCTACGTGGCTTTGACCAGACACGCCAAGAGGGCCGTACTTTCCGGCTCGACCGGGTATCGACATCATATACCGTCCCGGTTAGCACAGAAAAGGCCCAAATAGCACGCCCGGAGAAGCTACGCGAACCCCGGAAGGCCGTAGCTCCGTATACCGGGAGTGCGGCAGCAATATTTGATGGAGTTAGCTCTTACCGGGAAGCTCACGAACGTTTCTCCAAGGGTGAATATGTATTTTTTGATTTTGAGACGACGGGTATCGTTTCTGATGATGACGGCGCAATGAAATCACCCGGTGTGCCGGTACAAATCGGAGTTATTCGGGTTGTCGATGGGAAAATAGTCGAGCGGCTCAACCTTTATATGGCCCCAGATGCGCCGCTGTCTCAATGGAGCCGAGACAACCTGAAGCGGTCAGAAGACGGCGTAGATATACCGCTGACAGACGAATGGCTCGCTACACAGCCCTCACGTATCGATATCTTGACACAAGCCCTTGAGTTCATCGGTGAAGGCAAGACAATGGGCGGGCAGTACCAGATATTTGACCAAAATGTCTTTGAGGAACAGCTAAAAGAGCTTGGCCTGGAGCATTTATGGAAGCCAGCCGGGTTTGTCGATAGTAAAGGCGTTATCGACCACTTGTATCCACCCGGTGACCCGGATGCCCCACGTAACAACCGGCTTAAAACGCTTACAGAGCAGTACGGAGTCCCGTTTGACAACTGGCACGACGCCAGCGCCGATAGTGAGGCTTCCTGGCGTGTTATTGACGCTGCGCTGCGTCTGGCTGCTGAACGCGAAGAACGCGGCGAAACTATCTCCCAGGGGCTCAAAAACACAGCTTCAACAACGGCTGCTCATGAGAATACTCTCGCTAAGTACAGGGCTGACCACTCAGAGTGGCGAAGTAAGGTCAGGGCTGCTTCAGATGCAGCAAAAAAAGCCGAAAAGGACGCCGCGTCGGACGCAGCGAAAGACGAAAAAGATGGGAATTTGACCAAAATTAGCTCCGGGTCACCGAAGCTAAAGATAGTTGGCCAAAATACCGGGGTAAATGAGTTCTTTAATGGCGAAACACGGCTGGTTGTGTACGGCGAAGGGGCCAAAGCCAAACGTTACCTGCTGGTAACTGATGGCGAGAGCAGGGTTTTGATACTTGATTACGAGAAATCTGGGCCATTAAACGGGATGCCGGGGAAATCCACGCCCGGAGCATGGATTGTTGGCGTCATGGAAACGTGGTTAATGCCAAATCTAGGTTATCACGAAATATTTAACATCCAAATCAAAGACAGGCATCAGCGCAGGGGGCTGGGGTCGGCCGTAATGAAGTTCCATCGAGACAGGTTCCCAGAACTCAACTTACACCACTCTTCAGTTCTGTCCGAAGAAGGTAAGGCCTTTGCCCAAAACGCGACTCCAGAAAGTTTTGGTTCGCGGGCGGACGCATCAATAGTCCCAAATGTTAGCGCACGGCCAACTGGGTATCGAGTAGGCGGCACAAAATGGACAGATTTGGGCACGCAGCAACTTATTGAGACCGAACGCGGCAACGTATTTCCAGAGATAGCTGACTACCCAGACCACGAAGCTATTTGGGTGGCCCACGACGAGCGCACGGCGGGACGATACGGCGTGGCCGCTGAAGACGTGGATGCGTACGAATCCGGCGAGTTCACGGGTGATATATCTGACATTGAGAGCGTGGACCTCACCGGGGCCACGCTTGTCCAAGATGACGGAGATGATGGTTATCTGTACGTCAGGCCTAAGAATTCAGATGGCTTCGCTTCACGCGGGGATGATTCGCGTCACCCGGTCACTGGGAACATGTCTGTTGATGAAATGGCCTTACACATGGTCCCAGAGGGTCGTGGCGCACGGGAGCCGGCGCGCGGGGCACTTCAAGAACAGCTTTTAGAGCATTACCTCCAAAGCCGGAAAGCCGTTGATGACGCGGTGCGCGCCACGAGCGACGCCAGATTTAAGGAAATACTAGACGACTGGCTTCTCGGTAAAAATGTCAATGACCCCAGAGTCAAGGCCCGCATAAAACAGCTAGAAGGAGACCATCGTAAGACTCAATCCGACCTTGATGCTGACAGAGAGGCCTGGGGCCGCAAAGAAGTTGAAATTTATTTAAAGACAGTATTTGATTTAGGGGACCTTGACGACCTAAGCACATACATAAATGTTAATGAACAGGACAACGAACGGTTACGCAAAACACTGCGGGATTCACTCGTTGCCAACCCACAATTATTGGAACTCTACAAACAACACGGAGCGCCCATTGTCGTAATGATGACGAAAGGTGGACCTCACATAGATTCTGGAGAACGCAGATGGGGCACGACAGGGGGGTGGTATTATCCCGACACAAGAATGAATGTAATTGTAATATCGGGAGAAATCGTTGATGGGACGAATAGGCAACACGGGCCCTATGACCCCCCCGAATCAGCACATTCTCCATTGGGATTAACGAAATGGCAGACCAGTGTAGATTTCGGCATTGTTTACGCCCACGAGTCTGGCCACTTTCTCCATCATAAATTGCTTGACGACCTAAAACACAAAAAAAACAACGGAGAAATACTGACCCCACTAGAAGAAGAACGCGATTTGCTGCTTCGGGCGTATCTGGGGCACGATTGGTACAAATACTTTGGAAAACTGGACCGCCCTGATTGGGAAGCCGCCTACGATTCCCGCGAAACCGAAGGATTCCCCAGTGACTACCCGTACGTTGATAGCCTTTATGCTTTCTCCACGCCGCTTGAGATGCTCGCCGAAGCATTTGCGGCCGCCACATCTAGTGATGCGGACATGCGAAATACAGTGAGCCCGGAAATGATGCGTCACTTAAACGTAATGTTTGGGATAGGAGAAACCCTCAGCGCGGAAGATGAAGTTACCCTGCTGGCACAACAAGAGGAAGCAACCACAATGCGCAACTTCGTGAGGCGACTTCGCAGAAAGGGTTCGGCCGCGCATATCATTGACTACGAAAATGAGGATGAGAACTCCGAGAGTGGTTTTGGCGCCGCTTTTGATGCTCGGCTTGATGAACTAGAAAAAAGATTTGGGCCAGATGCCAGGGCCGGAGTGGAGATGTGGTACGGAAAAGGCGGTTTCGCAAATGACGGGCGCACAGAATCAATGCGTGATGACGTAACAGCCGGCAAATCATCAAGGGAAGTTGATGCCCTCGTAAACCTTATTGCCGTCAGTCCCGATGCAGAGAAGCCACTTTACCGGGGGATGATGCTAAGCAAAGAAGAGCTAGCCGCAATACTTAGCGAAGGCACAATTAATTTCCCAATTGGGGCCTTTAGTGGTAGGCGTAGCACCGCATCAGAATACACCGGGTTAAATCTTGATGGCGGGGCCAACGGGGTTATCTTCGTTCTGGAATCTGGGCGCGCATTCCCAATGCACCTATTCTCCCCAGTAGACGAAGATGAGTATCTGGTGGGTGGAAGATACACCATAACCAACGTGGAACAAGCACCAATTGGTCGGTATGACCAGACTGTTACCCAGATTACATTGTCTCCAACGGGCCGTCTACCAGACACGGATAGCAAAAAGGGTACAAAGTCGCTAGAAGAGCGCGGCTGTTGTGGCCCTACGGGTGGTTCATCCCCAATATGGGCCGAAAACAAAGTACGCAACTTCTACGCCACAGCCCCCACGCAGCACACTAAAAATATGGTCAGCACGGGGACTGGGTACAAGCGTGAATCACGCAAATCTAGGGGTATTACACACACCGTAGAGCGCGTTTACTCTTCCGGGGCACTATAAACAATGTCTGCTGGAAAAGACGATGTTGATGGTCTAATATTGTGGAGAGAGTATGAAGTGTATTGTCGTACCCATCTGGGGGTTCCTAGCGAGTATGATGATTGGATAACAGATAACCATCTAGAAAAGCGTTCTCAGCCACGGAAAAGAAATAACAACTATGACTCCCAAGAATTTTAAAGACCCGGCCCAAGTGTTCCGCATGGCCCAGGCGTACGCCAAACAATTTGCGGCCAGCGTTGCTGGTGCGAAAACCCAAACTACGGGAAGTCCCGTAGACGAAGATAAGGACAAACCAAAATGATGGTAAACAGCAACGACCCTAACATCCAGGATGCAGCAGCCGGATGGTACGAAGACGAATCAGCAAAAGAACTCAAGGCCCTTGAGCAGATTCAGGCGCTGATGGGCAAGGCGCTGAAAGGCGACGTCATGGGTGACGAAGAAGACGAAGAGGAAGAGCTGCCAGTAGCCGCAGAAGAGGGTGCAGAAGTCGCAGAAGAAGAGGAAGAAGAGGAAGAGGAAGAGGGCACTGGCGTTAAAGTCAAGGTTGTCGATGACGATGAAATTGAAGAGGACGAAGATGCCATCGAGCCAACAGAAGAAGAACTTGAAGCATCAACACGTAACAAGCAGCGCAAATCGGGCAAGCAACGCGGGACTAAGCAAAAGAGCGACAGCCAACGCGACATTCGCAAGAAGGACCAAAGTAACTACGGGCGAAACGGCCGCAACGCACTTCGCGGTGGCCGTAGCGGAGACATGAGCGGCGGGAAGAAGCCAAGTGAAGCAATGACACGCGATGAGTTAATGGCGAAGTTATTTGGCGGTCAGACCGGTGGCGATAAGAAAAAAGGTAGTGTCAGACGACCAATGCCCGGCGCGAGTTCAGACGTAGCCCGACCAAAGCCAGGCATGGGTAACGGCAAAAAGCGCCCCTACTAACCCCTTAGTCGCTTACTACACTTCAAGCAAAACTCGGCCCACGGGTACCATCTGCGTTGATTTATCGGGTGGCCACACACAAGTAACTCTTGCGCGCGGGCGGAACACAGCTCTCGGATGTACGCCGACATCGTCAGATTAAGTAACGCCGCTGCCTTCTTCCACATTTCTTTTTCCTCAGCTGTCACGCGTACCAAAACCTGAACATCAGCGGGACTATCGCCCTCTTCCGTCGGCGCAACTGGTTTGATATTCATATCCTTGGCCTCCATGCTACTAGCCATTTCATCCATCGCTTCCGGTATTGATTTCTCCCATAGTGGTTTCACTTACTACCTCCGCGTCAACTATTACGTCATCTGAATCAGATAATAGTTCCCGGAACATGCCCGGTGGCAGCACTCCCGATGCGGTCATCAGCTCTATCAAGCGCCTAGCATCAGCTTCTGGACTAAACGAGTCAGATGGTTTCGCCATGCCTTCTTGACCAGCTAATGTGGCCTTGATTACGTTCCCCTTACGCTCTGTCACTTCCATTTGGACATTGACATTCACATTGTCCATACCAAGTAACTTCGTGCGCCTGTCCATAATGGCCAATACCTGCTGAATAGCCTTTAGGTCTGGTTCAACGGCCATTTCCGTGCCGTCGTCTTTTGTTTGCTTCCGGTTCTGCGTCATTGGCCATATTGCCGACTGTAGGCCATCAAGCCGCTCAAGCTCTAATCGGAGGACACTTGAGTAGTCGAGTACCATTTCCTGGTTCATCTTTGACAGCTGTCGCTGCACCGCTTTATTAACAGCAATTGTTGTCATCTCAAACCGGCGGGCTATCTCTCGGACGCTGACACCGGCTTTTTTCATAGCGAAGATGCGATAGTCCCGTTCCGATAAGAACTCTCTGTTAATTGGCTTATTACTCATGTCTCTAAATATTCTAACACTGTAAAGACGAAGCGTTCCCCGTTCGCGGCCCGGCGTATGAGCGTTGGCCACTTACGGATGTCGCGGGCGCCTCTAAAATGTTTAACTTCGTACGTAAATGGGGCCCCCACCGCTGCCGGGGTGAGAGAAATGCCGAACTCGGGCCAACGGGACCAAATAGAACTACCAAATGGCCTCATTTCACGCGTGGAACTACTTGTACCAAGCGGGGCGTGATGCTCGAACCACATTGCCGTCTTATACACAACGCGTAGGTAATCAAGATAACGGACTATTTCTATAGCTACGGCATCAGATGTACGGCCACCGGGGTCAACGTACGCCTTATAAAGTGGTCCCAGACAAATCAACTCCGGTTGTGTCTTTTCTATCTGTTCCTCAAGCAGCAGCCGGTCAGCGGCCTTCAGCAAGTCAAGCCCAGCTGGTTTTGTCCACAACTTAGCTAGATTTTCGCCAGAGTATTTCATTTTCGCCGCGTCTTTGACTATCGACTTGGACATACGCCGGATAATCATCTCCGGGTTCTCCAGGTCTACTGTGAGCGTGCGCACGGGACGAATGGGCTGAAATGTGAACGGGTGAACTCCAGCACCAGCACAAATAGCTATCTGGCGCATAAGCATCGTCTTACCTACGCCCTCGGCCGCCACAATAATAACTCGCTCGCCGCGCTCTAATAGGCCAGGGATAATCCAGTCGTATTCGTCTCTCTCTGATTCGTGGACAAAATCCCACCACGAAACAAGACGGCCAGCGTCAAGCGGTTCGCTCATCGCCGTCGCACTTGAAATAATCTGCATTTTCACGAGCTTCTGCTGCTCGGTCAGGTCCTCTCTCGACATCACGTCTGTTATTTTGCCCAGCGCACGGGTGAAGAAATCAGTCTCCAACGGGACTATGGCAACCGGGGCAATCGGCGTAACCAGCGCCGGTTCAGAAACGTCAACCGGGAAGGGAATCAACGCTTCCATCGTCAGGCCGGCCGCTAAATGGTCAGAAATGTCCTTTTTTTCCGGGCTTATCCAGACAGCTACGTCGCACCCAGCGGCCTGGAGCGCGTGGAATACATTAATTGAGTGCGTCTTCCCTGCGTCATCATTATCAACTATTACGTCAACAATGGCCCCGGCTAATGTTTCTGTGTGAATATCAAGCCATTGACCAGCTCCCCCAGACATTGTTGTAGCTACAAATCCACGCGAAATCAGCTCATCAGCGTCCTTTTCTCCCTCAACAACATATATTGACTTTCCAGCCGTCACCGCCGCAGCTACGGCCGGTAAATTGTACAAAACTTTAGGCGTATCACCGAGCGAATACACCCAGCCACCGCTTCCATCGGGCCGGCGCTGACGAAATGTCTTTCGGCCGTCTTCATCGACGTATCGAATCTTTTGGAACAACAATCTCCCGGCTGCGTCCTCGTAATCATATGTAGCCACTTCTGTCAGTCGTGACTCAGTTAAATTGGGGTGTTTGCTTCCCTCGTTCTGTGCAATCGCTGCATACTTCCTCATTGATGGTGGCGGGGTCTGGCCCTCATCCGGGAACAAGTCTTTCATCTCAACCTTAATCACTTCGCATATTTGTTCTGCCGTGCAGGCCCCACCGCCCCGAAAACAATGGAAAACAATCTTGTCGTCCCGTATCCCCACCGCTAACGACGGGCTGTTATCGTCCGCTCGACACGGGCAACGTGCGCTCCACTGGTTGCCGCCCCCCCGAACACCATCTAGCCGGGCTAAAACATCATCAATATGTATCATCCCTAGAGTTCTTTACGCGCCTTAGCGGCCCTGCGCCAACGGGCGCGTGCATCTGGCATAAGCCCGCGAGTTTGATTCTTAAGCAATATGTTGTTATTTATTCGGTACGCATTACGTTCATCATCGGTCATCCCGCCCCACACTCCGTATGGTTCGTACTCGGCCGAATAATCTAAACACTCCTTGGCGACAGTACAGACGCTGCATATTCCCTTAGCCGTGCGTATTGCCGTGCGGTGCGCAATTGATGTGCGATGACTCCCCGGATAAAACATCTCAATTGGTTCTCCGCGACAGGCCCCCTTATCCATAAATTTTGTATCAACATCGAATACCGGCCTGGCGTTAAACTCGTGCAATTCGCCCACGTTCGTCCTCTCGTCGCTACTGTCCCGTCATCCTATCTACATCATCGCGAGACAGAAACACCGTCGCGACACGCAGGCCTAAGAGTTCACTCATTGTTACATCAACGGCCTCGGATGTCAACCCTAAACGCTTAGAAATCTCAGCTTTTATTTTCGCCTGAGTTTCAAGTTGCTCGACAACTTCTTCATCGATATTTTCAGACACGCGCCCGCCGGTACCAAGTGCCAAAAGTTGAGTTTGCTGTTTCTCAACGCGCAAACACCACGCACACGCAAGTTTCGGTACAGTCGCAGCACGGGGTCGTGACTCGGTATGGCCACATTCTAATAAGTGGCGATATTTTACGTTCCCCCAGGAACCTGCGCGCTCAATAGACTCAATTCGGCGGCGCGGTGCTTGCCGATGCTCTGTTGTCATTTAATGATTGTAGTCCCAGCCGGCGTAGCGTCACGACGACTGAGACAACAACCTCGTTTGAGCCTCTCAGGACTCAATTAACTACTTAGAACGCTTCTGCATCCTCTGGGATGTTTGCACCTTGCTGTTGGCGTTGCGGATGATTGGGCGTTTTGGCTGCCGAACGCGCCGCCCCATCTGGGTTCGCCTTCTTACGCTCTAGTGACTCAATTGAACGACTCAAGATGCCAATATCCTCGGCGACAACTTCTGTCACGCTTTTTTTGTTGCCCTCTTTGTCCTCGTATGAGCGTTGCTCTAACCGGCCGCTGACTATCACGCCAATGCCTTTTTCTCCCACGCGGGCGAAGTTCTCCGCCACCCAGCGCCAAGCGATGACATTAATGAATGAAACTTTTTCTTGCTTCTCATTCTTATCGTCGTACCAGACGTAATTCACAGCTACCGAAAACGATAGCTTTGCAGTCCCGCTTGGTAGAAATACCATTTCGGGGTCAGCGGTGATGTTGCCTATAATTGTCACGGGTGACAAATTCATAATTGCTCTCCTTCTTATCTCGTGGGTTTCTTGCTAAGGTAAGAGTAACACCCACGCCGGAAGAAAGCAACTAATGACACCCATTGAGAAAGCCGAAGCCAGACACATCATTCTTGAGCATTTAGAAGAAGTCCTCGCTGACTGCACGATGGACGACGAGAGCGCATCAAAACAAAGCGATAAAGAATTAAGTGATTATCTTGGAGTGATGCAAGCTCTTGCGACAATGGTTCTTAACTCATTATCTTTTGAGATTGTTTCAGAAGTCAAGGGCATCTACAACGTCAATATCAAGCTCGTGGACATCCATACGTTTATTGATGATTTGGGCAACACGCCGATTGTTGAGTAGCGCACAAGTTACTCACGGGTAACCAAAAGTAGCATCCGGCGCCCACCTTCTGATAAGATAGATACAACGAAGTCATAGGCAGGCTCTACTAACAACCTGTTGTCCTATCCACCCACTTCAGGAGTCATCAATTGAGAACATTCACTCGCGTAGCCATTGCTTTACCTTTAACTCTCTTGGGGTTAGCACTCCCTGTGCGGGCCCTAGAGGCCCCCAAAACCCCACCCAGCGTCGAGATAGCACTTATCCCAATAACCCCCGTTAAACCGCCCCCCACGTTGGTATCCGAGCCCATTGTATTCAGACACGGGGACATCTCTTGGCTCCCCGCCCTGGCACTGGAAGCCGGATGGCCACTTGAGACTCACGCCAGACTTGGGCATATCATTCTCCGCGAATCGGGCGGGTGTCCATACAGACAAGGCGGGGACAGCGTGGACAAAAATTGCGTGGTAACCGGAGTATTCTCATGGGGTAATCGTTCCGATACTGGGTTAACTCAAATCAACGGACTCAACTACGATATGTCACGCAACAAATGGGCGCTGTTATGCACCGAATTGCGGATTTGCACACAGAAACCGCTGTTTGACCCGTTCATTAACCTGGTGGCTGCGAAAGTTCTTTACGATGCCGCTGGCTGGGACCCGTGGGATTTCTGTACTTTCGGACCCAAGTTCGCAAAGCAATGCAAACGGCAGAAATGGGAATCATGATTCGGCTCTTGCTCGCAATAGCCATCCATGCATTTACATTGTTGGCACTACGGACTAACTAAAAAGTCTCATCGCGCTCATACCCGTCCATCAGGGCTTTCTCTCTAATTCTCCAGACGCGGATAATGTCCTCAATTTCCTCAATGCATTCGCCATCGGTTGCTTCCTCGCCCGCAATGGCTGTGGCACTCATAATTAGTTCGAGAGCATAGCCGTCGCCGTATTCCGCTGTGTCGCCCTCTTGTGCCGCGCGACGGGCAATGTGCTTGGCCCACGTTGTGCGCTCAATAGTAATTACATCTGGGGTTTCGGGAGTTGTTATCATGTTCCCATCTTATCGGGATGCGCTGTTCTCCGGATGCGAGAAAGCATTCGTTCCGACTGACCCACTGCCCCCCTATTAATGGGGGCATCTATAAAGTCGTTGGAATTAAGCTCTCTCCCTAAGCGGATTTCTAGGCAACCGACACATAGCATCCCTGAGATACGGCGCGGTTTCATACCGGCTTCTGCCCAAAGATGGTCATGAACCATGTAGTACTCGCGTATCTTGTTTGTATCAACGCGACAGTCAACGCACTTAAATGCAGGCGACAAGTTAAATGGATTCCAATTTCATTGAGTCAATGGCTGCGAGCGCCGATGCGAAATCGTAATTCGGGTCGTCGCTATTTGATTCCATTATTTCGTTCGCCTTTAATGCTGTTCGGTACGTGATGCGCTCAACGTAATCAATGCAGCCCAAGATAAAGGCGTCGGTCCCTGAATAAATGATGCTATCCAGGTGTGCTGTTTGCTCTGGTGTTTCGGTAGTTGTCATGCTCTCATCCTACTAGTCTGCGTTACTCTCCGGATTAGCTTTCACGAATCCGGAGAAACACGCACCCCACTAGGATAGGGATATGACCACAACTACTAAGCAAGTCGCAATAGAAGGCCAGAGAATCAAAGCGATTCGTAATCTTACCCATGCCGAAAAAGAAGCAGAAGGCTGGAACGATTACGGCAACGAAAATGTCCTCGCCATTGTGTTGGAGAACGGTATTATTCTTTACCCTTCTGCCGACTACGAAGGCAACGGGGGCGGAGTGATGTTCGGGTTACACAAGGGCGAAAGTTTCGCACTCTGATGAAGGTTGATTACGGCAACACAGAGAACCTGCCCGACCCGGACAGACAAGACCCGTGTTGGTATGTAGACGGCGATAGTCATACTTGGGTAGCAACTGTTTACAACGGCACAAATGCTATCCATATTTACGCTGATGGCATAATGAAGGTTCTATACAACGACAACCGTTTGCGAACTTCCGGCGATTTGTTTCGCCATGACATCACTACCGACAAGCAAGTGTTCGCTCTAAACGAAAGCGGTGCTTTTGAGTGGGTAAACAATGCTTGGTTTGATTTGTACGATGCTGAAAGCAACGAACATCTTGACTGTGTACATTTCTCCGTCAATGATGCCGTTGGGCAAGCGGAAGTTCTCTTAGCCGATGCGACGTACTACTCACAAGAAGGTCTTGTCAGTATTCTTTAATCCGGAGAATCACGCACCCAACTAAGATGATGACATGACCACTACTAAAAACTACATCGCCCAACTAGCCAAGATATTCCCTACTGAGGCCAAAATGTTGGCGAGAACCATATCGTTCACCTGCCCAGAGTGCGAGCAAGTGTTCACAAATCCTGATGACTATTTCTACGGTCACGACTGTGAAGCATAATGAGTGACGAATCGTATTCCGTATTCGTGGGCGGTGGCGAAGTCAATGATGTCATGCTCACTCAAGAGAAAGCGGAAGAACTAGCCCAAGAGTGGAGAGACAAGGGTTACGATGATGTGTCCATCGCCCATTGCACCTTCCACTTACATTTTTAAGCGGTCTAGGAACGATTTAACAACTGCGCCACCGGCAACACCCTCCGTGGCCTCTGTTACAACCGCTAACTTGCGTTGTAGTAGTCCAAAGATGTCCTCATCTATCGAATTGCCCAATAATGCGTAGGTTGCGGTAACAGAACCCTCTTGTCCGATGCGATGTAAGCGCGAATAGGTCTGTTGGACGTCAGCTGGAGTCCAGGGAAGCTCTACAAACAGAATATCCTGCGCCGCCGTCAAGGTATGCCCGGTTTTAGCGGCCTGAATCGACAGAACAATGACCGGCGCCTCTTCCATTGGTAAATTCTGAAACTTTTTCTTGTTTTCCTCGACCTGTTCAACTGTCATCGAGCCCTGAATCTTCAGGCCACCGAACTTATTTGCCAATTCATCAACAATGTCCCGGTGATGCGCGGCTATAACGACCTTTTTCCCGGCATTTATGCGCTCCTCAACCCACTCGATG